ACCCTACAAGTATCAGCTGATATTCTTGATATTTTCTGTGATTTTAACCTCATTCTTATAGTAGGTAACCACGATGCATATTATAAACATCGCGTAGATATTAATTCTATCTCCATCTTTAAAGGTCGTAGCAATGTAACGATTGTTGATGACCTAACAACGCTTGAAGCATTTAGCCGTAAACTCACTCTCTGCCCATGGGGGTGTGATCTCAGTGCTCTTAAAACAAGTGATGTTATTCTTGGTCATCTCGAGATTGAGTCTTTTAAGATGACCCAATACAAGGTATGCGAAGATGGTATAAAAATATCCGACATTCTTTCAAAATCACCTCTTGTGATCTCTGGTCACTTTCATCAAAGAAATGAAAAGAAATATAATGAAGGTACTGTTCTTTATACCGGTAATCCGTTTCAAATGGACTATGGGGACGCAGATAACGCAAAGGGATACTATATTCTAGACCTCAATACACTCGTCTATAATTTTTTTGAAAATAATATTTCGCCGAAATATGTTAAAGTAAACCTAAGTGAGCTCGTCAAAAACGAAAACATCAACGATACTATAAGAGAACAGTTCCGAGGTAATTTTATAAAATTGTATATTGATAGGAACATATCTCACGAGGATATGATCTTTCTAACAAACATACTCAACCAGCTACAGCCTCTATCCTTAAACATTGAGTATGATATTAACTACAATGTTATCACATCTAGTAACATAGAAGCGGATTTCTCTGGAATTGACATTGAGCAGGCTATAATTGAATTTGTTAACCTCCTTGATATTGATGATAAAAAGGAAATCGTTAACATAACAACAGCTCTATACAATAAATGCAAAGCGTAAAAAAGATAACTTTTCAGCGTGTTACTATACAAAACTTTCTCTCTATAGGTGAGGAGCCTGTCGTCATTAACTTTGACGAAGGACTACATTTATTAACAGGTAGGAATATCGATAAGCCAGATAGAGCTAACGCTGTAGGAAAGAGTGCCGCTATCGAATCGGTTTATTTTGCAATCTTCGGCGCCACCCTACGCGAAATAAAAAAAGACCTTATTTCAAATAACATTACAGGTGGTAAGACCCATGTCGAGCTAGACTTTGCGCTCAACACGAATAACGCAACTACGCAATATAAGATCATACGTACACTTAATCCAAATAAGATGTATGTATACGAGAACGAAATAGACAAAACACGAGATAGTATAGCTAACACTACAAAGTACGTATGTGATATTCTATGCGCTTCGCCTGCAGTTTTTCAAAACTGTGTAATTATGTCGGTTAATAATGCCATACCGTTTATGGCAAAAAATAAAATTGAAAAGAGAAAATTTATTGAAGATATCTTTGGTCTTGAAGTGTTCAGTGAGATGGTATCACAGACGAGGCAGCAGTATAACGAAATAAAAAGAGCACAGGATATTGAAATAGCAGGGTTACAAGAAATAGATAAAAATTTATCTAACTGCCAATCTCAAAAAGCTAAGATTCTTGAAGAACGCGAAAACAAGAGAAAGTTATATACTGAACGTAGAGCCTCAAACAGAAAGGAACTACAACGTCTTGAGAAGAAGCTAAAAAGCGCTACACCGGTAGATACAATTGCTATTGAAGAGCAGATTGTGTCTTTCCAAAAAGCTCTTGAAGAGTGTGATGAAAAGATAACAGCAGTACAAGATGACAGCTCTGTAAAACGTACTACAATACTACATAAGAAAGAGACATACAAAAAAATAGGCACGAAAGATGAGACATGCCCAGTGTGTCTAAGACACATTGACGAGCACAACCTAAAACATATTGATCATGAAAAAACCATCCTAAAGAGTGAGTTAGAATCCCTTGTAAAGGAAGTTGAGCTACTCTCTGAAAGAACTAAAAAACTTAAAGGTCTGAAGGATAAGATAAAAACCAATATTCAGAGCAAAAACCAATCGCTAAGCGACGCGCGATTGCTTAACCAAGAGCTCTCGTCAACACAAGAAAGAATAGATCAACTGAAAGCCTGGCAAGAAGAGCTCGAAGACGATATAAGTACTGTCACAAATACTACAACAGAGTTCGACGGCGTAATTGCTGATATGGTGCGACGAAAGAAAGAGAAGGAGCGAGAGATCACTCAAATTAATAAACAGCTAACACAACTCGATATTGTAAAGTTTATTATATCTGAAGAAGGTGTAAAGTCTTATATTGTAAACAAGCTACTAGACCTACTTAATAGTAGAATGGCATATTACCTTAAAAAGCTTGATGCAAACTTCTCTTGCTCTTTCAATGAGTATTTTGAAGAAGAGATCGCAAATGATAAAAACAAGATCTGTTCTTACTTCAACTTCTCCGGTGCAGAGCGTAAGACGATAGACCTGGCGTGTTTATTTGCGTTCTCCGACATGAGACGATTACAAGGTGGAGTCAGTTATAATATTGCTATATATGATGAATTGTTTGACTCTTCGTTTGATGAAAGAGGCATTGAGATTGTAACAGAGATTTTAAGGGAGAGAGTTACGAGCCTCAACGAATGTTCTATTATCGTCTCGCACAGGAAAGAGAGTCTGCGAAACATAGATGGTGATGTAATCTTTCTTGAAAAGCGTGACGGCATTACAAGACGTGTGTCTCTTCAAGAGTAATAATTACGATTTAAAAATTTCAATAAACTCTCTTGGATCTACCCCGCTAGGAATAAGAGAGGAAATTGTCTTAAGATTATTATCCATTATCGCTCGCCTAAGCGTGGTAGCAGAAACTGCATCACCGGCTGCTTCTAGTGCATTAACAACCGGTGGTACACCAACCTTAAGACCGTCTCTGAGACGATCGGGATATTTTTTAAAATAATCAACAAGCTTTGACATTCGTGATTGATCATCGCCTTTATTTGAAGCACCAAAACCAAAGACGAGCCCTCTATATTTCATCGCTCTAGGATCTTTTTCAACAAAATCGAACCCCGCTGTAATTGGAGCGTTGTGTGTGGTGCTTTCAATAACCACCTTGTTGTATTGCTCTATTCCATAAAGATCAAAAACTTTTAAGGATTGTTCTCTTGTAAATCCCTCTCTATCTTTGGGTCCTATCATGACAATAACATTAGCTACACGGGGGTTGTCATTATACTCCTTAATCATGTGCATATGTCCCTTCGTTGGAGGCTTATACCCACCAGGTAACAATACAACGTATTGATCATTAGCTTGCTCGTAAAATATTTTGAAAGGTTTCATCTTTGTCGTGCTCTATTTGCTCTACTGAAATGCTCACGTGGTACGAGCTTAATATCACCACCGGTACTAGCTAATACATATCCCTCTCCGCCTGATGCTCCATCAATAGATTGTGATACAAGGCTCGAACGTCTATCGAGCTGAGTAATAATATTGTCCTTAATTCGCATTATACCGTTAACAATTTGCCATAGAGATGAAAACCCATCCATGTTATTCGCTATATACTGCTTGATACTTGCCTTCTTTTTATCAGTAAGATTAGCTGTTTCTAACCACAACATAAAATCTAAACCAAGACTTTCGAGACCAGTATCTACTTTTGAGTTTGTGTACTTGTAAAAAATATTTGGTAGATCGCTTATCTGATTAGAACTTAGTGTGCTTGTATCAAGCAACTCATCGACTTTGTTCGCAGAACTAAAGATAATATCTTTTAATTGATTTATTTGCCTTTCATTAATTTGTGGCGCCTCTTCTACTGAGACAGTAGGTACAACAAGCACCTGCTCGCCGTTAAGTATATTGTAGTCGATAAGTGGTGTCTCTACACCATTACTATCAATATTGCGATGAAGCACAACTCCCATCTCCGACTTGCTAATTCTTTTGCCTAAATCACTTTTTATCGAGACACCATACTGAACAATATTTGGTGTAAAAACATAGTTGTTGTTATATACATTAGGTCTCGAAAAATATAGCATATCTCCTTTTACAAAACCTCTAAATGTTTTTGGTAGTGCACGCTTAAAGATTCTAAAAGCACGCTCCATACTATCCACAAAATTAATATAGCTTTGATTGTCAGCGTTTCGACCACCACCTCTATTAAGTAGTATTTTTCGTAATGCCTCAGCCGTTGTAGGCTTACCATCATATCCCTTTGCAACAAAACCATTTTTATCTGTAAACACAAACGAACCGTCTTCATTTCGCCCAAACACTATACTTGGTGAACCGTCCCATTTTAAGGTTATGTTTTTATAGTCTTTATCTAAGCTGTTAAGTGATGTTAATACTCTTAAAGCCCCACGTGAGCCCTCCCAGAATATAACATCCTCTGCGTGTTGTATTCTAGCACCCTCCCTCAAAAAGTAGTTCTTGAAATTTATCATAAAAAGGAAAATCCGGTTGTTTTTTCAGCTGGTTCAATCATACGTTTAATCTCTTCCTCTGGTAGACGTTTCTTAAGATACATGATAATCGACGCTATAGACTTACCATCCTGCGTAGTAGCGTCCTTACCTAAAACTAGCTTTATAATTTCTTTTGGGTTTAACGATACAAGCTCTTTTGTTTGCTTATTAGAAAGACCTTTCATTGAAAGTGTATAGCCTTTACTTGATGCGATCGATGACAGGAGAATATTTTTATCTCTACCCTTGTAAGGGAGTTTTTCTTCACTAGAATAAAACCACTTTAAATAGTCGCATGAAGATGTAAACATAAAGTCTGTCTGTACAAAATCTCCTGTTGGAGTTGTATTGTTGCTATATATTGGTGTTTTGTAACTAACAGAAATACCTGATTTAACAATATCTTCTTTGAGCTTTGCGCCGCGATCAAGTAACATACTAATTAGTGTGTCTTTTGACATAAGTGACTCATCAACGCATACATCAATATCACCAGAAGTTTCAGTCTTTCCTGTCGAGCCTAGCAAATTATCCTTTATGTTTAGCCCAGTAATACTTTCAAGATACTCGACTGTAGATGGTACCTCTTGTCTTTTTATTCTTCTTGTAGCTCCCTTAAAAATATTACCCCCTTCGAGCAGAATAAAATATCTACGAAAATTCAACATACACACATATTTATTACATTCTGCTAATATCTTATTTGATTTTTTTGTATTACCTTCTAACTATTATTATGCTTAATATTGGCCCGTTTCCAAACCCTATACCTCAGCCCTTTCAATCTCCCTTTGGATGGACACCGCTTGTTAACAACGCACCTATACAACCAAGAGAACTCAGCCTCCCACGTTATGTTAATTATGGTGCAGATTATAGCGGCTGCGGTTTCTGGAGAATTCTGTGGCCGGAGATGGTAATTAATTCTACAGGTCGAGGATGCTCTTCTACACTAACGGCTATGGTACTTGATCCAAGATGGTATCAAGGCATTAGAGCAATTAAAGTTCAACGACAAGCATCGAACGATCAAAAGAGGTTCATGGAATTTCTAAAACACGCCCAACAGCAACACGGGTTTAAGCTTATCTACGAGGTAGACGACGTGGTGTTTAGAGAAGATATACCAGATTATAACAAGTTTAAATTCGCCTTTGATAACGATGAGATAAGAAACAACTGCATTGATATAATCAATATGTGTGATGAAGTCACTGTAACGTGTGACTTCATGAGAAAACTTTATCAGCAAAAGACAGGTAAACAGGAAATAACAGTAATACCAAACTTTGTACCTTACTTCTGGATGGGGCATTTGTTTAATAGAAACAAAGTATACGCGAACTATGAAAACAATAAAAGGAAACCAAGAGTTCTATATGCCGGTTCTGGTGCGCACTATGATGTTGATAACAAGAACAACGGCGTCGATGATTTCTCCCATGTTCTCGAAACAGTAATAAGAACTATGGATAAGTACCAGTGGGTCTTCCTTGGAGCTTATCCCCCACCTCTTCACCACTATATTGTAAACAACAAAATTGAATTCCACAACTGGAAATCTTTACTTGAATATCCAGGGTTTTTTGAAAGTTTAAATGTACAAGCTACTATTGCACCGCTGCAAAACAATAACTTCAACAACGCAAAGTCGGATATTAAATTTATTGAGTCGTGTATTTTGGGTCTTCCGTGTTTAGTACAGAATATGGAAACATATAAGGAAGCGCCAGAATTTCTTAAGTTTACTACAGGTGAAGAGTTAGAAGAAAAGCTTGACGCAGTGCTGCGTAACAAGCCAATGTACTATAAAAATGTCGATATCTATAGGGAATTTGCTTCAGATAGATTCCTCGAACATGATCATAACATTAGTGCGCATATTGAGGCTCTCAATACACCATACGGCTCTCCTGAACGGAAATTTTTAAGAAGGTGGAACCCTTGATTACGAGAATCACTCCATTAGAATAGGAGTGTGAGTTATAGGAACTGTGTATATAATGGTCGGACACGTACCATTCGTCTATTTACATGGGATCAAAGCGGTAATCGTATTGCATACGATACAACATTCGATCCGTATATTTACATAGAAGACCCTACAGGTGATAAGACTTCTATATACAATACAAAAGTCAAAAAGAAATCATTTGATAATAGCTACTATAGAAACAAATTTATAAAGGACTCTGGCATAAAGCGAATTTTCGAGAATATACCAGCTACACAGCAATTCCTTATTGACTCTTTTTGGCGAGAGAATGAAACACTAGAATTCTCAAATAACCCACTTAAGGTTGTCTTTCTCGATATCGAAACATACAGCCCTGCAAACGAAGGGTTCCCCGATACAAACAACCCCTCGCACCCTATTAATGTCATTACATGTTACGATACAATCTCACAGAAATTTAATACCTTTGGTACCGGTCCATACAGTCACGACAGTGAGAACGTCATTTATACACACTGCAAGAGTGAGAGAGACCTGTTCATAAAATTTATTGAATACCTCGAAGATGACTACCCCGACGTTTTATCAGGTTGGTCTTCAGAATTCTTCGACATACCCTACATTATTAATAGATGTGAGAGAGTTATGGGCGAAGAATTTGTACAAAGATTATCGCCTGTAAAGCGTGTTTACTCGAGAGACATTATAGGTAAATTTGGTCGAGCTCAAAAACGATATTACATTGATGGTATTTCGTGTATTGATTACATGGATATATATAAACGTTTCTGTCTTAAGCTGCGAGAATCGTACAAGCTCGATGCTATTGGAGAGCTAGAGCTTGGTATGAATAAAATTGACTATGGTAATATCGATCTTGCAACACTCGCTGATACCGATTGGGATAAGTTTATTCAATACAACATCATGGATGTTAATATTATTGTAAAGCTTGAAGAAAAGCTTCAATACATTAACTTACTTAAGATGTTAGCCTATGTAGGTCTCACTACTCTGGAAGGTGCTATGGGTACAATTTCCGTCATCAACGGAGCACTAGCTATTAGAGCAAGACACCGTGGAGAGGTACTATCGACATTTGTACGAAAGGATTCACCAGGAAAAAATCCCGGTGCGTATGTTGCAGAGCCAAAAACCGGATTTAAGAAAAACGTTGTTTCGTTTGATGCAAACTCTCTATATCCCAATGTTATGATTTCTCTAAATCTATCACCTGAAACAAAAATAGGTCGGGTGGAGAAAAAGACAAATGGTGTAACTATTTACCATGTATCAGGTAAGGCTGTCGAACTTACAATGGATAAGTTTATGCAGTTCCTGAATACAGAAAAATGTTCCTTAACAAAGGCTGGATTCCTCTTTTCACAAAAAAAGAAAGGTATAATACCTGAGTTTCTTGACTACTACTACAACCAACGGGTTCAAATTAAGAGCGAACTTTTTGATGTAAAAAAGAAACTATCAACACTTAAGAAAACAGACACTAATTACAAAACGCTAAGGTTTGAGTCAGAAAGACTCAATACTAAACAACAAGTTATAAAGGTACTTTGCAATTCTACATATGGGTACATGGGTAATAAACAAGCTCCAATTGGTGATGATGATATTGCTTCTTCTGTAACACTCACCGGTCAATCTATCATTAAGCATGCAGGTTACCTTATGCAACAATACCTCGAGAATAAGCATGGGATTACCAATAAAAAAGACCTAGAAGAGAGTTGGATTTATTCCGATACAGATTCGATTTATTTCTCTTTAGAGTGCATACAAGATAGGGTACCTATTATTGCAAACGAGG